ATTTATTACTTCCTGCTGCAAAATTTCTTCTGATGACTTATCACCAAGTGATCCAACACTTGACTTTAAAGAATAATGTACACTTCTATCCAATCTATACACATAAATGGTATTAAAAACTTTACCCTCTACAACCCCACAATCATGTGATGGTTCAGTTATAGCAACCAAATCATACGGATTTCCTACAGAGGAAATATTTACCAATCTTGAAGCAGTAAAAGAATAAAAATTTCCATATGTAATTTTATTAGAGTCTCCTTCCCATCCTTTTTCTTCCATCCAAAGGACATCACCTACAAAAGTCTCTTGTTTATTACTAAACTGTATGGGTAAAGATTTTTCCATTATACAGCTTCACCAGCAAATACAACAACTGCTCTATTACCAGAAATAGAATCAGCATTTGCAGGAACAACTCTCTTTTGCCATATACCAGTACTTGCAGGGTGCGTTGTGAATACCAAAGTATCACCACTTGCCCATGTACCAGTCCAACCATCTAATTCAAGTGAGAAATACGGTTTTGAAACATCATCATTACTCGGTGTGTAATCTGTTGTAGTATTTCCACCAGTAAGAGAAACACCAGCAACATTGGATGCTGCTGTAAAAGTGGTTGCACTGTCAAAAGTAATTGTTACTGTTTGTTCAATGGAACCTATATTATCTATCAAAATTGGGTAAGAACTATTATTATAAGTACCATCACCTGCTGTAGTTTCTGATACTCCAGTAACTGAACCCTCAATATCAGACGGTTCAAGAACTGACATAACTCTTGTTCCGTAAAGATTATCATCAGTATTGTATGCATTTGAAAGAGTTCCAGTCAAAGATATGGTTACATCATTTCCGCTTACAGACGGAGCACCATCAATTACATGAATCTCTTCTGTACCAGTACCAGAATCAGGAGTATCTTTATTTGATATTCTAATGGTATCACCATCACGAAAAATCTCATCTGCTGCACCAGTTGCCAAAGTGGAATCTTCTACCGTTACTATTATTGATCCAGCACTTGCAGCAACATTTGTTTTTAAAATGGCACAACCATAACAGTCTTCTCCACCACCGATATCAGCTTGTGTATCTACCTGAGTTCCAGCAAATAAAACAACCCAATCATCTCCAGGAGTACGTCTATCAAGCCAAATCTGAGGATTAAACAATGTGTCATCGTCATCATTTGCCACTTTCAAAAATGTTTTTCTATATTTTGTACTTCCTGCAATTCGTTCTGATCTAAATACAGAAGGAAATACATTGTTTAATACTCCAGATGTAACACTGGCATTATTATCCATTCTGCCACCGTTTGCAGCCACATCACTAACTATCTCACTTTTTAACATTAACAATTCACTATCAATGATTGTCATTACTTTATCCTCCTAAACGGTTACTAATATCAATGTGCCAGTGTAATAATCTGTACTCTCTTGATCAGGTCTTGCCAATAAAGGACGAACCTGAACCCCTCCAGATTTAACAATTACATTAAAAACTTGACCATTATAATTAAATGTAACTGGTGTTACATTAAGTTCCAATTCTTTAAATGCTTGTATTTCAGTTCTTGTAAAACGTCCAGAGAATTCATTACCCAACCTGACAGAAGCTAAATTAATTTCTCTGCCTTCTATTTTCGGAAATGAATCTACTATTAATGTTCCACCTATTGTTCTTTTTTCTATCTGAGTAATTTCAGAATGATCGAATTCATTTGTCCAAAGAAGATCATCGTTTAAAGTCACTCCATTTAATATTATCATGTTGCAAACCTTTTTGCCTTAAGTAATTTAGTTTCAAGATCACTTAATGTGTCAGTATTTATTAAAGCAGGTACTTTTAAAACACCTGTATCAAGTAACACTTCTCCGAAATTTTTCAAAGGTGAATCAACAAACTTTGATGCTGATTTCATCGCTGAATCTGTAATTGGGCCTCCAGTTTGAAATTTAGGAAAAGACATATTATTCAATGAATTCATAAAAGCATCACCGTATTTTCTAACAGCATGTTTATTAATCATCCATTCACCATCTTCTCCAAGCAACAATCTTCTATCACCACCTCCATAACCTGGAAGTCTACCACCTGTAGCTAAACCAGGTATATTTGAATTACTATTTTTCACAATAGGTCTTACAGTAACTGTTATGGTTTCATCATCAAGTTTTTCCAACTTCTCAATCAAACCATCAAGTTCTTTCATATTTTCTATCATAACTTCCATAGGAATATCATGATCATCTTCCAATCTTTGTATTCCTACCATTAAATAATCTACCTCTTCAAACACTTTCGGATCTATAGGAAATTCAAGGTTTGCAGGATCATCTGCAATATCATGGATATCTTCTATATCCTTTTTTACATCAGCAAGAGTGTCTTTTACATCACCCACATCTTCTGAATCAGCAGTTAAACCTATTATTGCTTGATCACTTGAAATTTCAGCAGCAAGTGCATTTATACTTTCCAATATTTTTTCAGTATCTTCAAGAGTTTCATTTTGAGCTTCTTGAGAATCACTATAACTCTCTATTCCTTTCCTTGCTTCATTGTATTTATCCATTATTGCTCTTGTTTCTAAAGCAGTATTCTCCATTTCAATGGCATGTCTTTCATTTTCACCAGAAACATCTTTAGAAGAACCAGTAGGAGAACTGAGATTTACAGGACCAATAGAAGAAAGTGTTTCTTTTGCAATTCTTGCTTTTTCTTCCCATTTTTTAATCTCATCATTTAAATTCTTCATCTCCAACTCATGTCTTATTTTTTCAGTTGCTGAAATTTCAGCAATTGCAGCCTTTGCATTCTTTACTTTAAAATCATAATCTTTTGCTGCTTTTACACGTTCTGCTTCTGCATCAGCTTCTGCTTTCTGAGCCTCTGCAAGTAAAGCCAAATCTTTAATCTCTTTTTCTACATTTCTGGCCTTTTTTAATTGTTCTAAAGCCTTTTGGACAAAACCAATTGCTTGTCCTTGACTCTTAAGGCTACTGCCAATATCTTCAGATTGTTTTATTAAAGCAACTCCATGCTCTAATAAATCTTTATCATTTGTTTCTTCTGCATCACGTATAGCTTTTGTACCTTCTGAAAGATATTTCTGTGCAGCAAGTCTATTTTTGGCATCTTTTTGAGCATCAGAAAGTCCACGTTGTCGAATTTGACGAATCTTTTCTTCAGCAGATGTTTCAAGCCCTAAAATATCAGCATTAGCATCTTTCTCGTTTCGCTCTCTCTTTTTCTTTATTTCTTCAAGTTTATCTTCTAATTTCTTATTTATAGTTACTATTTTATCAGCATACTGTTTTTCTAAGGTAATTAGTCTACGAGAAGCGTTAGCTGCATTAGATTCACGTTTACTTACATTTTTTTCTCTTTCTGCTTGTAAATCATCATCAAGCTTCTCTAATTTATTAGCAGATTTTGTTTCCAAATCAGTATACGTAATTAATGCCTTTGCTCTTGCATGGTAAAGTTTTTCTTCTGCTTGAGAAACTTCCTTATCTCTTTTGTCATACTCTACCGGATTTTTTAATTTATCAATTTTATTTCTATGAGAAACTGCTTGAGCATACAAATTATCATACATGGAAATTTCAGCCTGTATCTTTTGTTTATTAGCCTCTTCCTCACTTAATTTTCCTTGAGATTGGAGAAGAGAAATTTCATAAACATGTCGCTCGTAAGCAGTTACTCTTTCTTGTAAGAATAATTTATACTCTGCCACTTGTTTTTTAGGATCAATTTCCTCTCCAGCTAATAATCTTTTTTCTTTATCTCTATACTCTCTAAGAGCTTTTTCTCTTTCAAGTACAATTTTTTTAATATTACCTTTATATCTTGCCTCAATCTCTGTGAGATGTTTATCTAATTTTGCTTTTTCATCTTTTAATATACGTGTATTTTGGTAAACTCTACTCTCAGCAATTTTGTATCTTACTGCTTCTGCTTTTTGAAGTAAAACACGTTCATCTGCATAATAATCTTCCCAAACTTTACGTATGTCTTTTCCAGCATCTTTTTCTGCTTTTCTACGTTCTTTTAATTTTTCAAGATCACGCACAAGTCCTGCTTGCTTTGCTTCCAATAATTTAATATTTTCTTTTTCACCTTCAGCAATTGAATTATTAAGATTATCATACTCAACAATAAAATCAGATATAGCATTTTCACCATCATGTGCCCATTTCTCAATAATATTTGAGAAAGTACCTTCATTCATATGTTTTAAATTTTCAAACTTAGTAACAAAGGAATCTAAAATAATTCCGGTAGCACCTGCACTTTCAGCAACTGCTCTAAATTCTTCTACAGAATCTTCAAGATCAATCTTACCTGCTTTTATTAAATCACCTACAAACTTAGAAGCTTCCTGAGAAAGAAGCTTATAATTCTCAACAATATCTTCCTGTTGAGTAGTTAAATTAGAAAAATCCAATTCTTCAACATATTTTGCTAAATCCCTAAAACTAACAGATCCATCAGAAATTGCTTTAGCCATTTTATTAGCTTCAACAATCTGAGAACTAAAATCAATATCCAAAACACCTATAAGATTTCCGAAAACATTCTTTGCAGTATCGTACATACCTTTAACAGTTCTATTAAAAAATAATCCGGAACCTTTTATATTATAATTAAGTTTTTTTATTTGATTAGATAGAGAATCAAAACGTAATTTTTCTATTTTATTTGCATACTTTGCAAGTGCTATTGAACTTTTATTAATTTCTCCTGTAAATGGATTTATAGAATTTGCCGCCTCTTCAGCTTCTTTAGAAACTTCCGGAAATTCTTTAGCCACTTTAAGTAAAGACTCTCTAAATGCCTTATTTACTTTAGCAATCTCTTCTGTATTTCCTTTAGCAGAAGCAATAGCAACCTCATAATCTTTAAATTGGTCCGTTAACGGGGATAACTTACCATTAAGTTTGTCCAATTCATGAGAAGACTTTCCTATATAAGTATTAAACAATTGCACTGCGGTTATAGCAGCAGTAATTGCAGCTACGGCAGGATGAATTTTTGATATAATGCCAACTATACCAGCACCCAATAATCTAATACCAGCAGTCATTGCAGAAAAAGAAGTTAAAAACTGAGGAACATTAGAAAGAAATCCAGCAATACCTACAAGAAATGGAACTTTTGACAAATAAGATAAAGCAGCACCGAAAGCAACCACAGCAGCAGTAGCAAGTCCCACATTAACAATAAAAGCTCCTAATGTGGTATTTGTAAAAGTTGTTAACCAATCAACCAATACACGAGTAACATTAATTAATGTTCTAAGAGCCTCAGTCAATCCTGCATCACCAATTGCAATATACAGATTCTTAACTTTATCTTGTAAATTCTTAAAAGAAACACCAAGACCTTGCATCTGAATTTCAGCCTGTTTTGCAGCAGTTCCGGATTCACTAATTATTGATAACATACTGGCATAATTAGAATCTGCACCAGCAAGTGCAAGAGCAGCAGCAGCACCACGTTTACCAAAAATCTCAAAAGCAACACCAGAATCTTTCAAAACCAATCCGAGATTAGAAAGAACAGATTGTAAACTATTTACTCTCGGATCAAGTTCTTGTAAAGCAACACCTGAATTTTGTGCAGCAGCAGTAAGTGCTTTTCCAGGAGAAATTAATTCAGCAAATACTCTTCTTAAACCAGTACCTATTGTTGAAGCACGTAAACCGGAATTAGCCAAAGTTGCCATTGCTGTAGCCATTTCTTGTAAAGATACCCCAGCATTTTTAGCAACAGGACCAACGTAGTTCATTGAAGTTCTAAGTTTATCTATTGTCAATTTTGATCTATTGACAGCATTTGCAAAAACATCTACTACTTCACGAGAATCACCAGCTTGTTTACCAAAAACCCTTATAGAAGTTGTTACTAAATCTACTGTGGTAGACATAGCTGTCAATGTTCCTGTAGCTAAATCAGAAACAGAACCAATAACCTGAACAGATTCAGCAGCAGAAAAACCAGCCTGTCCAATTATTCTCATACCTTCAGCAACTTCAGAAGCAGAAAATTTAGTATTGGAAGCAACTTCTTTAATCTTATCTCCCATTTGAGCAACTTCAAGTGTTGTTGCACCTGTAATTGCTTGAAGATCTTTTAAAGCTTGATCATATTCTTTTATAGTTGTTAAAGAATCATAAAAAGCATCCTTTAAAAACATTACAGCATCAGCAACAACCCTATATTGAACGTATGTTCTGATTCTATCACCAAAAGTACGTACTTTTTTATTGGTTCTTTCAATACTATCTCCAGTTTTTTCAATAACTTTTGATATTTTTTGTAAATCAGAAGCAAAACTTTTAAAACTATCTAATTTTCCAGCTTTATCAAGTTTTTTAATTTCATCATTTAATCTTTTTATATTGGTAGACAGTTTTGAAATATCTAAAGATACAAGTGCTTTTATTCCAGTTACAAAACTTGATATTTTAGGAAGTTCAAGATCCTTTATACCAGTTAATTTCTTTAAAGCAGTAACAATAGAATTAATCTTACTGGTAAAACCTTTAAAATTTGTGTCAACTAAAAGTTTTAATCCGTCTGCAAATTTTTTAAAATCAGGAACAGAAATACCGGAAAACTTTTGCAAATTTCTTGCAAGAACACGTATTTTACCACCGATATTATTTTTAGCTAGATCTATCTTAGCTAAATCAGCAAGACCATCTGTAATATTTTTTAAATTAGGTAAACTAAAACCACTAAGTTTTTTTAACTCTTTTCTGAATTCAGAAAGATTTATAGGCTTTTTTATTTCATCGAGTTTTTTAAACCCTTCTGCAATACCATTTAAATTTCCTGTAACAGAGATATTGCTAAGTTTTTTTAGTTCTGTACTAAATTCAGATAAATTAGGTGGAGTTTTTATTTCTTTAAGTTTTTCAAATCCTTCAGCAAGATTTTTAAGACTTCCAGTAATTTTATTATCACCGAGTTTTTTAAGCTCTTCACTGAAACTTGAAAGATTTTTAGGAACAGATATTGATTCAATGGAAGTTTTAAAAGTATTAAACTTTTTAGTGACGCCTTCAACAACATCACTAATAGTCTTCAATGATTTGGTGATTGAAGAAAAAACATTCTTATCCACACCAGTTACTTTAAACGATATTTCTACATCTCTTTTTTTATCAACCATTATGAATTCCCGATTCGTGAAAACGAAGCTAACCGTTTCCAATCTTTATTTATCTGATCTTGAGTAGGTTTCTGCTGTTCCTTTGTAGAATTCGAAGTAAGTTCTTTAAGTATTTCTTTAAGTCCTTTAAGATTAGTATTAGCTCCGATCCACATGTGTTGAAGATTTTCTGCTTTTTCCTCTCTTTCAAGTAGAACTATTGTTTTATAAAATATTCCAATTTCTGATAAAGTGTATTTTTGTATGCTCGACCAAGAGTGTCCGTTAGAAACTAATTTCTGTATAGGCTCCGCTATACCTATTTCTCCGGTGTCTGATTCTCCACTTGAAGAACCTTGAATTTCTTCGCCAAGCTCTCGAAGTTTCCCGCTAGTTTATCCTTAGATTTAAGATTAACTTCAATAACTTTATCAAAAATATCAACCACAATATCAACAGGAAGTTTTAAAAGATCATTAACATCAATATTTGATGCATCTTCTAAAACACTGGGAAATTTTTCAAGTAAAAGTATTGCCAACTTTACTATATTTTCCTGTTTATTATAATTGTTCCATGTAATATTTTCTTTTACAAGTAATTTACCAATACCGACCAATTTTTTTGTAATTTGTGCAAGTTGACCAATACCAAGAGGACGTATCTCAACCGTCTGATCACCAATTTCAACAGATTCGCTTGGGAATAAAGCTTCAAAATCAAGTTTTAACTTTTGTTTAGCCATTTGTACTTCCTTTAAGAATTTTAATTAAAGGGAGGGAAGTATCCCCTCCCTTTAGAATGTGGGGGTTACTTTGTCAAATCATTCTTACGACATGACAATATTAAAATAAGGACTATTGGGATGTCCGGTTTCGTCCTTAAGAATCTCACCAGTAAAACCAAGTGTTGACCAGTCCTCACCAATCATTGCAGTATCACCAGACGGAGTAAGGGAAACTCTCCAAATTTCCAACTCTTGCTGATTACCAGCAGGATTATCAGAAACAAAGCGCAAGAACCCTTCAATACTTGTTTTGGTAAATGCACGAATTTCATTATAAGTAACAGCAGCATAACCGTAGGTTACATGAACCTCTTCACCTTCAGTAAGTGTACCGCCATCAAGAAATTTAATACGACCAATATGATCATCCTGAAGAGCAGTACTGACTTCATAATCAGTTCCTGCAACATAAGTTACAGTGTCTGCGTCATCCTGAACAAGAAGAACTCCAGGAGTCCAAACACCAACAGCACTTGAAGTTGCGGTAGCAGATGAAGTTCCACCTGTCAGCAATTCAGTTGCTTCATCAAATGTTCCAGATGTTACGGCAACCCAAATACCTGTACTATCAGTTGCTTGTACCAGAATACCTGTAGCAGCAGAAGTACCACCAGTAATAGTTTCACCAATTGTAAATGGACCCCCTGTAAAAGCACCAGTAGCAAGAAATATGGTACCAATTTCACGGTTGTCAAGTTGCGCTCTCATTCCAAGATTTGCAGAAGCAACAACTTCAGCACTTACATATCCAGCAGTTTGAACAACTTCATTAATATCTGCAAGTGTTAACAATGCAAGATTTTGTTTGTTAATTTCATCAAGTGTGAAAGCAACTCCTGGGGTAATCTCAGAGATAATTTCTTTATCTTTTGCTCTTAGACCACCTCTGGAACTGTAATGCTCCAATTTTTCAATTGCGACATTAAAGGTAAACTCAGGAGCATTTCCTAAGTCTCTTTCACCCTGATATACGTTATTTACTTCTTCATTAAAGTAAACAACCCCTTTTCCAAGAGTATAGTTATCAGTGTTAGGGGAAACAGCCATTTTTATCTTTCCTCCATTATAAAATATTATCGTCATAAACGAGATCAATAACAAGACGCATCCCGTTTATATTAGGCAAACCATACCCAAATGGTCCTTCGGTACGGTCTTCTCTAATAAAGACACCTTCAGCCACATGAATATTTATGTCCGATTCATTTGTTGTTAAAAAATCAGCCTCTTTATCAAGAAAAATTGCTTTTCGAACATCCTTACAAAACATACGTGGAGAAGTATCTTTCGAATTTACAATACATTCCAAAGTAATCTCTGCTGCTCTGGTTGCAGGATATCCTGAGTTATTTCTTGTTGAAGGCTTAACAATTCTATCATTTCCTTCAAGCATTAAAACAGATGGTGTATTTTCCGGATCAATTTCACCGGAAGGGGTATCTTTAAAAAAAACAAGACCTATGACATCTTTACGTACTTTAAGACGATCTTTAATTTCCGCTATGCCTTCATCCCGTTTATCCACTACACACCCTCTCTAATAATACCCCAAATATCTGAAGATATTTGATTTATAAATTTACTATCATAAGCAAGGTTTGCAAAAGCACCGCCTTTAGCTTTTTCTCTTCCTGGGTCAATACCACCTGCCCATATACGACCTTTATACTCAAATAATTTCTTTGATTTTTTATTATTTTCATTTGGAAAATACCAAGGATCTTTTCCTTTTTTAGCACCTGAAACCAAAACACCACTATAAGGAACCGTATTGTAAATAATAATCTGAGCAGTACCACCTGAAACATACTTAGGTTTTGCAACTATCCAGCCACTCCGGTAAGTACCAGTATCATAAGCTGAACGTGATCTAACATCATCCAAAAGTACTTTAGACTGTTTTTTCAATAACTGGATAACTTTTCCACGTAATGTGGAATCCAATTTTTGAATTTTTTCAGTAAAAGCTTTTAAAGATAGTGTCACTTTTTAAGCATTCCTCAGTAATATAGTATACAAAGCCTTAAAAGGATCTGTATCAAAGGCAATCACACTATATGTTTCATTTAATTCAGTTCCGTCATACTTAGTAAGAAGTTTAAAACTATCTTTTGTATTAAGAGCAATAGATCCGATATCTGCCCCAGGAACTAAACACTTTAAATCCGTTGGCTGAATCTCATCAGCAAATGAGAGTTTTTCAATATCATCCTGTTTAAAGGAATCAATAATGGAACGTACTTGTGTTTTAACCTCTTCAGGAGTATCAAAGCCATCATCAGTAATCTGTATATACTGAGAAGTTACAACAGCTTCTTTAAACACTTTAAAAGTAGTTTCAACTCCGCTTTGAAAAACACTTTTCAATCCCATTTATGCCCTCATCAACCTTACAACACTCATTCCGTTACCCTGAGAATACAAATCAGATAAAATTTTCCAAATTTTCTCAGGTATGGCATCAGCAGCAGTGGAGTCAACATCACCGTTATCAGCTTTCACCATTAAAGACCCTGCCTTAACCTGCTCAATTCCAGCAAGTGGATTATCTGCGGTGCGATCTTCGGCAAGAGAACTCAATGCAAGTTCAAATACTGCTGTTTTGACATCATTTGGAATAATATCATTATCAACAGAAGAGCCATCTCTGCGAGTGACCGACATTCTCGGCCACTGCATAGATTGCTCAGAACTTGATTTATACCCTTTCCATTTTACATACCAATCAAGCATTTTTGATGAAGAGATAAGAACTTTTTCCTTTTCTCCATTGTCATCCCACGCACTTGAATGCATCCTATCTTCAAAATAGGCAATAGCTTCATCCAGTGTTACATAGGAATTAGAATCTGCCCCTCCCAAAGTTGCATCAAGTGCCATGGTTATTCACCTTTATCCAGTTTTTTAATTGGTTTAGGTTTTCTTGGTTTCACTTTCGGTTTTTCAGGTTCCGGTTCCGGTTCCGGTTCAACTTTTTCAGGTTCCGGTTCAGGAGCTTTTTTTAACCAACCTGCTGCTTTCAGTGCAGCCCATTGATCTTTGTCAGCATTAATTTTCTTTCCTTCTTTGTTATAAACTCTCATAATAAAACCTTTATAAATTTATAGATTATAAAATTAAGTTTCTAACAATTAGTAATCAGCAAGAAGTGTAGTACGTCTTGGATCAAGCATAAAAGCACCAGCAAGTAAATCAAGAGACATAGTTGTGGTTTTTGTGCTAATATCATATCCTTTTACAATACGAATTGATACCCCATTGTTAGAAGCTGTAGCAGCAACTTTGTCTTCAGGCAGATCAAGCATCGGAAATGCAACTGCCAAAGATCTTTCATCAAAAATTGCACCATGATAAGTCAAATCCTGATCTGAACCAACAATAGTTACAGCAGCAGCATCAGGAATAATTTCAGTAATCGGATCAACCAATTCAATAGAAGTTGCAGCAGCACATGCAGCTTGTGCAATGGCTGTTTTAACAATCAGAGGTCTACGAACTCCAGCGATTGCAAGTCTATCACCAACTTTAAGACCAGCAGCAACGGAAGCACCAGTATCAACTGTGAGTACAAGATCACCAATTGGGTTTGCAGTAGCACCACCATTATCAGTGGCAAATGTAGCATCACCAGTTGTATGTGCGCCTGTAGGAAATGCGATTGAGGAGAAGAAATCCATCCCCATTACATGACCCATCTGACCACTTCTCAGTGTACTTTCACCATCAGATCCACGAGTCTGAGACTGGTTAAACCATGTCTGACCCAACAAAGTCGCTTCAGTGTCAAGATCAACAAGACAGAAACGATTCATGGATAACTGTTGCAGAATAGCAGCTTTACGTGCAAGCGCAATATCAGCAGCAGTGGCAAAAAGTGTATCGGAAGGATACAGACCAGCAGCTTCAAGAATTTTTGTACCCAGATAGGTATCAACGGTTTCTGCAAGTTTGTAAGTGGCAGGTCTGATTACCTGATCGGAAAAAGCATCCAGATCAAGTACGGATTCACGAGCAGTTACCTGTACAGAAATATCATAGTGCTTTTCAATCTGCATGGCCCTGCTTGAGGTTGTAATGTCTTGCGGTGAAATAGTGGTTGAAAAATCAGTGACATCGTATTCCCCATGTGTTCTAAAGGATACAGTATCACCTACTTTCCAGCCATTTGCTTTATTGGTAAATTCACTGGTTGTATCACGAGCACAAAGCGGCCCGATAACCAATGCGTCTTCAAGATGCCTAAGTGCTTCAGCAGCAATAATTGATGGGTGTTCCCAAATGTTAGCCATTTTTGACTTTCCTCCATAATCAAGTTCTTATTTTGCCGATCAACTTTGGGGATCGGCTACTCATTATCTCTTTTCTAAATGAATTTCTCGACCCCCAAGGTCATCGGCTGTTCCACAGGAACGTGCCATGGAGAAATCTAATATACCCTAAACTAAAGCAATTAAAATATGTTTGTCAAGGATAAAATTAATTTTATCCGTTTAATTGTTTGTTTCTTAATCGTCTGTATTCTGCATGATCACCCTTAGATGCTGCTCTATCCATTGCAGCAGTAAGATCACCAGGTTCTCCTACACCACCACCACCTGCACCAGCACCAACAGAATCAGGCCAATAATGAGGAGATGTTTTTTTCAATCCCTCAATCCAATTTGTAGTTGTGAGTACTTTATCATCGGCTGTTTTTCTCAATTTTCCTTCACTATCACGAGCTTCAACAGAACCATCATCTGCAAGTGAAAAAATATTCCTACCATGTAAAAGAACATCAGTAACTGCTTCATTACGTATTTTTGCTCCAACAGCAGCTTCTCTCAATGAATCTTCTACCATTTTTGTTTTGTACAACCCTTCATACAAGGTACTATTCTTTTGTGCCGTTGTAAGATTGGAAGTCATCTCACCAATTGCTGCTTCATGATCAGATCTCATTTGAGAGGTCTTTTTCTCAATCAATTCGTCAACTTTACCATCTTTAATAAGCTGTGCATCCTTATTATTTTCAATAAATTCCATAGCTTCTGTGGCTTTTTCCATATCAAAGTCTTCAAATTCTTTGAGTTTTATCTGCAACCCCTTCTTTTCATCAAGGATTTCTGTATTTTTGCTTTTAAGACCGTTTACAGCCTCATCCATTTCTAATTTGTGAGCATCAGTTAAATCACCAACACTCTTGTCGTATTCAGCTTCTGCCTGTTTACGAAGTTCTTTGTCCTCAATAAAACTAAAATCTGCCATTTTGTCCTCCTCAAGAGTCCAGGTCCACAAGACCTAATTAAAGTTGATCTTCACCATCTTTTTCTTTTTTAGGTGGTGAAGTTTTTGTACTACCTTTACCATCTTCATCACCAGTTTCGTCATCAGAATCATCTTTGTCATTAGGTCCAAGACCTAATTTTTCTTGTTCTTCTAACATTTTGACATATTCTTCATAGCTTGTTGTCTGGTCAAGTAAACCTGAAGCAACAAGATAACGATGAATAACTGGTAATGGTATAACACCTTGTCCAAAACCTTCAACAATCTGTTTAATAACAGTCGAATCAGGTATACCGTGTGTAAGAGATGCAGGAGCATCTATTTCCACTTTTTCTACATCATATCCTGCCCATTTACACATAATTTGCAATCCGATTTTGATTGCATTAAGTGCAGCAAGATATACAGAATATACAGAAGCAGACTGTGTTGCTTGCCTGATTCTTAACGCTTCAGCAGCTTCAACACCCTTTCTATTATCAAGAATAGAAACACCGTGTCTAATTGCCTCTTCATATAAACTTTCAATATGTTTACTAACATGTGTTAATGCTGCGGTATCTGTTGTCGTATAAAATACCCTTGCAGCTTCATTTGGAATTACTATCATTACAGAAGAACCAACAACATTCGGAAGCTCATCCTCATTAGAAGCTCCAACAAGAACGAGAGTTGGGTTACATGAAAGAAATTCTGAGTTGGCAAGATCTGCTTCTTTTCTATAAATCTGAACAGAGCAATTGGCAACTGATATTAATGGTATTGGTTGCACATCATAACTATTATTAATAGATCCAGCAACCAATAAAGGAATTTCTTCTAACGGAGTACCCATAAATACTGGAACTCGCTCTTCTTCTGTTTTTTCACCTGAAGAACCAAATATTTTTGAAGTATACTTACCATCTTTAAGAATCAAAACACGATATATTTGATCAGTATCATGTGAAAAAATATCATCAGATGCAGGAACAAATTCAGAAATTACACCAAGAATTAAACTTCTCTCCAATTCTTGATCAGACGTTTTCCAATTTATAAATTCTTCTGCTTTGTACTGAACAAATCTGAATTCATTTTTATTATCAATAACATCAACAAGTAGTGGAACTCTCCCTGTTTGAAATGTCTCAATAATAATATCAAGAAATAACTGCTGAATAGATCTCCCATCCTTTGTTGATTCTTTTATGATATATTCAAGTTCCGGAGGCACATTAAATTCAGGAAGCTTTGTAATAACAACACCAAGTGCTCCCTGAAGTGCATAGGCAGTAATTAATGGAAAATGCGCTCGTTCAATATAAGCATCATATGCTTCAGCATATTCTCCATCCATACCTTTTGGTCTTGGAAGGTATGTTGTTTTCTTTGCCTTAATTACATCTTCACCAGCCATACAATCACGGACTTTTGCCCATGCTTTAGAAGAAACCTCATAATCTGGATGTCTCGTGTTTACTGAATTTTCATTGGTAATCCTTTGATCAACCATATTAAACTCCTACTTTTTTACGTTTAATTCGCATCATTTTCCTTGCACTATAATATCTAAGAGAATCCATTGCATGATCTTCAAGATCAGTGTCAATATCCTCTGGATTGGTTTTATCTCTTTGCATTAATGGTAATGTTCTAATATGGTGTTGTGCTTGTTCAAAGAAGTATATGTGCGGAGCTTCTAAATCACCCCTTTTTGCAGCACCCAACATAGATCTTATTAATGCCCATCCTGAAACTCTTGATCCTGATCCCTTATAGGCTCTTGTCCATTTACATTTAAAAGAAGCTAATTTGTTTCCAATTGATGTGCCATCCCTTACTTCCCAAATAGATGTATCAGCAGGTCCAGGCACACAACGTATACCGTATTCTATATATAAAGCAGCATCCATTGTAAGTGTACGTTCTGCTATTACCTGAGAAATTGCCTGATCCCCTTCATTTGCATTTCCATTCCATCCATAAATTTCATTTGGAATTACTAATGAATCTTTTGGAATATAGGGAATGCCTTCAATATCAGGTTGTTCTCCATTTGCTACAAACGCATATGTAACACACCAAGGCTTGGAAGATCCCCAGTCAAAGCTTCTTCCAAGTCTCCATGATTTCGGAACAGCAAATGATTCAAGTACATGAATATCTTTATCCCAAACATCTGTAAAGAACCCCCCTATTAATAAATCCCAAGAACCATCTATCCATGCTTTTCTAAGCATTTCATTATCTTTTGTCAATGAAAAAATCTTAGCCATGTATAATGGATCAGCAGTTGTAAGTGATTTATTTTCAGCTTGGTAACTTTGAACATGAGTTCTGGTAACTATCATAGTCTCTTTAACTGTATTACCATCTTTATCAGGATACTCAACTTCAATTTTATCTCTAAGAATTTTTCCAGCTTTAACAGCATCAATAAATCTCGCTTTTACCCATTGATGTCCTGGACCGCTTGGGTTACATGTTGCTCGATATCTTGGCGTTATTTTAGGATTAGAAGAACGATTACAAGACATTAGTTTTAAATAAACTGTGTCCAAGGCATGATTGGTTAACTCTTCCCATCCGATCCATGGGTATTCATGACCGTGATATTGCTCATAGTCGCTTTCAGTTCTTGCATAATTGAGCCATAGAGTCTCGCCTTCTGGGAAGGTCCAGATCTTTTTAGATGCATTATATTTGGCAAGTGGAAATATTTTGGGTATCCACTTCCTGCATTTACTAATAACATCTCCAAGCTCGGTTGTTGCTTCTCTGAGTAAGAGTCCTTTATAATCAGAGCCATAACCTCTACCAACTCCTTGTAAAAAATCCATTATAAGGACATCAGTCTTACCACCACCCCTATTACCATGTAAAAGACACTCCCAAGCAGGGCAAGTTAAGAATTTTGGCTGTGATCCAGGCCAAGGTTCCCATATAACAATAGGTTTACGCATTAATCAATTCTTTCATTTGGGATGGTGTGATAACTCCTGCATAACCATTTATTCTTTCAGTATCTTTATATACAATACTTTCATTCTTTTCTTTTCGCTTCTCTTCCATTTTTTTATTCCAACCAGCAGTTACCTTTCTGGCACTTTCTAATCGTTTTTCTTTTGTCAAAGGATTATAGAATAAAGCTTGATTTGCAAGTGTTGCTTTTTCTGTCCGTTTTCTGAGTTGTTCTGGACTCATCTTCTTTAAAGCCTTACTAATCTTCTTACCACGTTTTGCAAGAAATATTTTTCTTTGTTTTGGTGTCATATTATCCCAAAAAGATTTAGATCCACGTTTTTTCTTTACAATAGGAACACATTTAATGCCCCTTTCATTTTGAATACAAATAAGTAATGTTTTAGGAAAGAAAAA